CTTGACAGAAAGTACCTGCAGCAGTACCAAACGTACCTGTAGTTAGTACACCACTTGTGGTGGTAATTATTGGTAAATTGGCAGTTGTACCAATAGCACCAGCGTTACTAATATTGCCGTGCGTGTGGGCTAACGGAGTGCGGGCATCACTTAATCGACTGTCTGTATTGCTTACGGCATCAGTAATACCGTATCCAGCTATAGTGGTTGGCGTGCTAATTAGTGTAGACCATGCTTGGTTGTGCGATGGGATATCGGCGGCGCCCAATAGCCTGAATGTTGGGATTGTTGCAGCACCTGTAAGGGGACCTGCTAAAACATGATTTGCGTTTTGATTAGTGTAAGCAGGAGTTCTGGGATCGCTTAATCTACTATCAGAACCTAAAACAACTTCAGCGGGAAGTGCATTACCAGTGACAGGTACATTCTTCTTGGCTGCTGTGCCGAGACCCGAGATCGCAGAATCCGGTATGGCAATAGCAGTATTGACAATAGAAGTAATACGCCCTTTTGAATCAATAGTGACTGTTGTAACTTGCGAAGCAGTCCCGTATGTACCAGGCGTGACCCCCGAGTCCGGCAGGTCTGCAGCAGCCATTACTCTGAACGTTGGCGCTGCTGCTGCTGTTCCTGTAGCGGGTCCAGCAAATATCTGATTAGGTGTTTGTGTGGTCAGCGTTGCGGTTAAAATCCCGCTGGAATTGACTGGACTATTTGTTACTGTAAATATCGTGGGTAAGGCTAGTCCTACACTTGTGACTGTGCCTAGTGCATCTAATCTGCTGTCGTTACCACGCACAAAATCATTAGGGCCTGTTCCAAATGCGCCAGTAGTTAAAGAACCACCAGCTCCGGTAATAATTGGCAAATTGGCAGTTGTGCCGATACCGAGGGCTGCGGTTCCTGCAGCTGTTAACCTCCCTTGTGCGTCAACAGTAAATGTAGATACCTGTGAAGCACTGCCGTAGCTACCTGGAGTTACTGTGGTGTCTGCTAGCGCGAGAGTATTCCCCGTTTTGGTAAGACCGACTCCAGCAGCGATTTCGAGGGCTACGGAGAATGTGATGAAGTTTATATCTGTAGTACCAATTTCGCTTTGCCCAAATAATGAACTACCACTTGTACAAACAAAACTGTCGCTAGCATTAACAGTGCCTGAACGCACAGAGACATAAGCATTTGGAACTTCTTCGAAAACATCAAAATCTGTGGAGCGGGTCCACGCACCTGTTGCAGCAATATAAATACCATTCTGTGTTTTATTCGTCTGGTCTTTAACTAAGACACGGTCTCCGGCTGCTAATGCAATCCCATCAACAGTCTGCAACCCTGATAATGTGATATTCGTTGTAGTAGCTGCTCGGACAATTTCTTTAGGTTTTAAGCCTTGAACAAGGGAGTCAACCTCGTCTTTTGTGTAGGTATCTCCAATGCCGTAACCCGCTAGTGTTGTAGGATTGCTACCTGCTGTAACTCGACCTTTAACGTCTGTTGTAACTTTGGTGTATGTACCAGGAGTGCCGATATTAGGAAGATCATCGGCAGTTAAAAATCTGAATGTAGGGCGGGTAGGATCAGATCCTGTTGAAGGGCCTGCATAAACTTGATTAGAGCCTACTTTTTCTTGTATCGTTATAGTGGCGCTAAAAGGAGAACCTACTGAGTAACCGAGTTCGTCAAGGATTTCTAGTGTAACGGTCTCGGGGTTTTCGCTGATCGTGTCAGATAAAACCGTGATAGGAATGACGCTTACTGCTGAGCCTGCAGCGAAATCAACTTTATATCCAGTAGAAGGCGCATTAGAGACTAAAGGGTGTGTGTAGTCGAGTCCGTTGATTGCTGTGCCTGTCAGCGATACAATTACAGTTAAAGGATCAGTTGTAGTACCTGTGCGAGTGAGTGTGAACGCTCCTCCATCTGCGGCTTCTGATGGGCCAGTTTCAGCGGCGTTGGAGTCTGTAGCTTCAACGCTGATGGAAGGCGCCCCGACAGTGACAGACAATGTGCCTGTTTTAGGACTATCGGATGCTGTAGGAGAGCTGATAATACATTTAACGCTGTAGGTGCCGCCCGCACGGAAGGTTATGTTCGTGCGTGGCACACCTGATCTTTCGATATCGGCTTCAGCACCCGGTGTAGTGGAAGTCCACGACCATGAAATGAAGGCATCGCTCAGATCATGCGCAGTTCCTGTACCGGTTCCTGGGCCTGTAGCAGTAAAGACAGTGCCGACGTTGTTGTTAGCCGCACCAATAGCAGTGAAGTTTGTTGTGCCTGCGGTAACTATCTGATATGAACCTTGAGCAGTGAGAGCGGTTGCGACTTTTGGCGCAGGCTGCCCCGTGTACTCCACTGTGTATGTTGTAGGTACATCCGTAGCGGTCGTCGCGGACCCTTTAACCTCAACTGTGCCAATAAGATCGAGGAGGACAGTAGGACTTGTAACTTCAATAGTTTGGGCTTTGCCTAAAGAAAGGCCCCCTGAGTTCGTAACGAAGACTTCTAGATCAAATTCACCTTCTGTCGAAGCAGTTACTCTAGTTGTTGCAGATGTGGGTGCGGAGAAAATGACGTTCATCCCCACAGGCTTATTTATAGCCTGCCAATAGTATGTGTAGGTGTCATCAGTCCCGCTGATCAAAGCGGTGTAATCGTCACCCACATTCTTAGTAAGAGCAAGAGGACCAACTAAGTTGACGCCCTCGAATGATGGTTCTTCTGGTTCATCAGTTTCTCCTCCAGCAATCTCCCCTTCAATGATCCAGTTGCTTGAAACATCCCAGCCATCAGTGATTAGACTGTACCCGTTCTCTTTAAGTGGAAATACAGTAGCTTCTACTTGAAGATTGCCTTCATCGTCGAATGCGAGGGATTGAACTTTATACGCTACCGTATCAGATGAGGACTCCTTGAGACAAAAGACTGCGCTGATATAGTTAGTAGCTTTTCCGTTTTGAACATTTAGGACAGTCTCGCTAATTGTCGTTGATGCGCCGTCCCATAGCAGTACGTCGTAACTGCCATTGGCTATAGGATCAATACTTGTAATTGTGCCGTCCCCGGCGATTACACCATTATTCGGCTGGGAGTAATTAACTGTCTCAAGGCCTAGTTTGAAGCAGCGGCCGATTTCCAACCCGGCTTGACTTGGGATAGTCTTGAAGGACACCGAATGCGTAATTAGTCTTGAAGTCCGGCAGATATATTTAGCAACATCAATAGCGTGATCTTGATTTGTACAAAAATCCGTTAAATCGACGGTTTCTAATGGTGCGTCTGCTGGAGTACCGACCTCGCGGACATTAATTTCCCGGATTAGTGGGAAGATACCGGCTGAGTTATTTGTGTTTGACGGTCTTTCGTGTCTCCATTTTACAGAAACACGCTTAGGTATGCGCTGTTCAGTATCACTATAGGCAAATTCAAATGTATCTTCTAAGATGTTACCGCTGGTGTACAGGTTAGTAATAACCTCAGGTTGATCGAAATAGACGGCAGGTTGCAGCGCAAATTTACCGTTTCTGATTATAAAGTCGAGTAAGAAATATGGAGCTGTTGTACTTGCCCATTGTCGGATGTTGACGGGCTCGGGGAGAGCGCCGTCCCAAAAGTAGCGGCGGTCTTGAGTCCAGGTTGCAGCTGCATTAAGGAGAGAGTCGTTCCATTGTTGAGAGCTTAAAGTCGCCCCGACACCGTAACGCTGGCTATAGAATAAATCCTGAAGGATTTTAGGGAACGTGTGATAACCACCTAGACCGGAAGTAACATAAACAGATAGTTGCTTAAGTTGTGAAAATTCGGTGCTGCTCCGAATGTTCATGCCTATTAAGGCCAGGTTATTATACTGCGGAGTCGTTGTATTGGGTGTGATGATGTTGATGTAAACCAGTTCGTGCTCGGGGGAGCGTGCGGACGACTGGATTTCATCGAAGACAAATGTTTCAGCTAACCTTCCCCAATCGTCCGCGTAGTCTTTGCTGTCTTGTTGAGTGATACCTAAGTTTTTGTCTCTTGTACACGCCATCTGAAAAGCGCCCCTGTTGCGGCTTATCTCTTTACCGTTGAATGTTGCACCAACTTGATTACCCCAAACTGTTAAAGAGCTTGTTATTTTAGAGTCTAGTATTAATAGCCTACCAGAGGCGTAACCGGACCTTATCTCCCAACCAGACAGGGGCACTAATTGAAATTCCCAAACTTCAAATTTTGGCATTTGAAGTCGAATATAATTAAATTGGTTCTGTTGGGTTATGCCAGCAAAGCCAAAACATGGGGCTAAGAAAGTGTAGGCACTACTGCTGCCTGCAACACGGTAGCCAATTCGGAAGAAGGAGTAGCGGCGCTCAGATCCTGAAAAGGTTCCTGATGTGAAAGAGCTGAGTTTTAAGCTTTCGCCGCTTCCAAACTCCTCGTCCTCAGCTTTTTCGCAGGCTCTCTCGTTGATCTCCCCTTGACTGATACAATCTCTAAAATTACAAAGACCACTTATGCGAATACCTAGTGTACTTTTGAAACCTAATTCAAGGACTTGCGTGGCTCTTGATAGGCTGAAACTGCATACGGCGAGCTTGAGTAGATGAGATCTGCCGGTGCCTGTTCCGACTCCAGAGGGGTCAGTTAATTCCGCTGTGCCGCTCTTTACAACACGGAACGTGACCTCCATGTCACGCCCACCACTAGGCGGATCTTGCTCAATCTTAGAAGCAAATATTTCGCTTTCAGGACTACGTGACTCACATATGAGTTGCGCTGTCCCTAATTTGTATAGATCACCAATAGAGCAGGAATCATCCCAGTTTTTTTGCCGACCAGCAACAGCTTGTGCAACATCATTACTTGTTTCAAAATGATCATCTCCAGCTTGTGATCCTCTAAACCTCTTGGAGGCATCGGTGTCTCTTCTTAAGATATAAGTAACAGTGTCATTGACATTAAGAAAGCGATTCTCAGTACGTTCGCCATCGCTATTTTGTGACGGCAGAAAGTTTACACCATTGATCCGAATAATGCCGCTTTGTGATCTAAATTTATAGTTATACTTTTCGCGCTGCGCTAGAGCAGCACCATCATTGTCGCATTTAACTCTGACCTTATCTTTTTTGCTACCCGCAGGTTCTGTTCGTACTACTACAGTAGGCCGCATGGAGGGGTTTACTCTGTAGCCTAAACCAACACCAATTGGGGAATAGACACCGAATTGTGTTTGAGTTGCAGGCTTGTAGGAATAACAGAAATCAGGTCGCCATTTATTGTTTAGACTTTTAATGTAAAATACATCAGGGGCTCCTTGGTTTTGTGCGTTCCCGGGGTCTTTGTTCGCTGCGCGTCCCGCTATACGGTCGCCATTCTGAATTCGTCCACCATTTATCTTTTGGTAGAAGGTGACTTTACTGTTGTTCTCATTTGCTAATCCAAAGTCATAGCCATTGATTGTGTTATCACCGAAGGCGAATTGCTTAGGATCTAAAGCACCTATAGGGCCTTCACCAACTAAGAAGATTGCTCGCAGGAGTTGATTACCTCCATACGACTGCATCTGCGACCAAATGAGGTTTGTATTGACACGCACACCACCATAGGTAAAACCATTGATTACTTCGCGCTTCGCATAGATAACAGGAATTGTTGATCCTAGTTCAACTACATTCTGCAGAGAGTCGAAACCGACCTTTGGTGCATACTCCGTCTGATTGACAAGATTCTGCCCTTGCTTCTGCGTCTGGCGGATATTGGGGCCCTTGCCACTTGTTTTTGGTGCCAGCAGGCTACTGGCGTAACTCAGCGCTAAGCCAATAACTAAATTGGCAACAAAGGGGATGAGCAGTAAAGCTTGAGGCTTTCCGGGCTCCACACGAGAGCGCTTCATCGCCTCGCGGACAAAAAAGCGATACTCTTCCTCTGTAATGCCTAAAGTGCTAATTAGCTCCCTGTCTTCAGGAAGTAAGATTATTGGACCTTTATATGGCGTTAATGTCATGAGAAGTTAATCTGCCCTGAAGAAGGTAAAGCTCCTACAAGCGCTTGGCGTAGCGTGCGCTTGGGGATATGGCTTGCTACAGCATCTAAAGGACTACCTAGCTTTAGACTGAGCCGACTTCCATCATGCTGGAATGCATGTACTTGGTAGACTTCTTCCATATAGGTGCTCGTCTCCACTAATGTATCGGGGTCTAGCCAAACAGTGCGCACTCGGAGGATCCAACGCTCGTCTGCAGCTTGCTGGATAAAAGTCATCAGCAAGGAACTAACAGCAAAAACCAGCTGCGCATCGATCGCGCTGCCTTGTAGGTCTACACTGGTTCCACTGAAACCAAAACCTGCGTAGATGTAACTGACGCCTCCATAGCTGCGCGTCGCTCCTACGTGAAAGTTTTGAAAGGCATACCCTGTATCTGCACCTGTGAACAGTCGAAAGTTGATATAGGTGCCAATCGCTATTTGCATTAGATACCTATGCCTCTCCTCGTGCTCGGGTTGTTGCGCAGGGCTGCAAGGGTGCGCTGTTGGCCCATCTTAGCTCCATTCATTTCAGCTTGTTTAGCGATGCGCAGGGCATCGTCCTCGGTGATGAAGGGGAGGTCACCGGAGTTGACGCGGGAGTATTTGATCTCGGAGGTGCCGCCAATGCTGGCTATAGATTTCTCCGTACTGCGCTTCTGGGACGCAGCAGCAATTGAGTTGAGCACTTCTTTATTAGCTGCAAAGGGATCTTCTTGTTGTCGTAGATTCGTTCCGCCTTTCTGTGTCTTGGGAAAAGCCGAGTCGTCCACCGAGCGCGACATCGCTGCGTAAGCCTGGGCGCGGTGGTTCGGAACGATCTGGCCCCCGGTATCGGGTACGAAGATCTCGGGGCCGCGCTCGCCGATCAGCAGGGGGCGGTTGGCATCAGCGTGACCTCCAGCAGCGCGAGCGCCGAAGAGGCCGCCGAGAAGGCCCCCGAGTCCGCCACCGCCCCCACTGAGACCGAAGATGCTGCCGAGGAGGCCGCCACCGGCAGCGCCGTTACCCATCAAGCCGCTCACCAGCGACTTGGACAGCATCTGCGTGGCGGTGTCCACCATCGTCTTGCCAATGCTTTGCAGCATTGAGCTGAACGCTTCCTTGGCTGTATTCGTGCCATTGACCAGGCCGATCAAGGAGGTGCTCATGGCCTGGGAGAGCTCGGATTGGATGGTACCTCCGAGACTCGCCACCATGCCTTCAGTATCGGCTAGTTCTCGGCGCCATTGACCGATCTGGTTGCGGATTGGATCGTTGGATTCGATGATGGCGTCCCGCAGCTTACCGCGTGCCTCTATTTGTTTCTCGGTCTCGGCGTTTAGTTGGGCGCTTAATCCACCAGATGCATCGAGGAATGTCTTTGTAGATTCCGCAAAACCTGCGGATATAGCTTGTAATCCTTCAGGAAGTTGCATTGCGCCTGCAGCAATAGAAGCAAAAGCATTGGAGAGTGCAGGAGCAAGGGTGTTAGTAGCTGTGGTAGAAAGTGCTAATGCCGCAGCTTGTGTGTCCAATAGGGAGGTTTTAGCGCCGGCCACGAGTGCGGAGATCGAACTCGTGCTCGGGGGGACGGATGTGGTAGCGGCAGTGGGAGGCTTGCCGTTTGTAGGAACGATGTTGTTGGCAGGTGCGGCCACCGCAGGTACTACGGGGGCGGGGGGCACCGCTAGTTTTGGTAAGGGTGCGGTAAAGATTCCAGCATCGACCGGTTCGGCTACAGGTGATGTGAAAGTTTCACTGATTTTGTTGGCTACAGGATTGGCCGTAAGTAACTCCTTGAATTGTTTATCGTAGTTGCGTCGAATAGCTGCTACGTCTAGTTTGTAATCTATATCTTCCTGCCGCATCCCGCTAAACTTCATCTGCGAAGTATTACGCATGATTTCTGTCTGCTCTTTCATTTCACCAGTGCGCTGCTTTGCCTCTTGGATGTAGGCCAGACCGCGTTCTGCAGCGAGTTGCTGTTTTTTCAGCTCTAAAGTGCGGGCCTGATCCTGGTTATACTTCTCTGCAGTTTTGTTCAGCATCTCATTTATCTTCAGTCGCTCTGCATCTGACAGGTTACTTAGTTGTGCAATATGCGCTCTTGTTTGGCCAAGCTCACGCTCTAATACCATTTGGTTGGTAGTGTGCTCAACCATAAGCTTGGCTGCTTCAGGATCGAAAGCCTCGCCTGCAGTCTCTCCAAGTTGGGTAATAGTCTGCATCGTGCTATACAACTGCGTTTCCATCGCTTCAAAATCTTCCTTGCCAGGAAGAGCATCTTCAAATGCTTTGCCTATAGCATCGAAGTTTTTGCTGTTGCTGAGATCGGTTAAAGAAGCGCGGAGAGTTGCCAGCTTTTGGTTGCTTCCTACGAGTTGCCGCTCAAGATCTCCGATTTTTTGCATGTGCTGTGGGTTATCGAGAGTCGGGCCGTACTCGGGGACGGGGCGGAACGGTTGTGTCTTCTGGTTTTCTCCCAGCCGTTGTTGATAGAACTTTTGTAGTTCTGCGAATTTCTTACTGGGTTGCCCGTAGTAGCTGCCGCCAGCCATTGTTGGGAATGATGCCCACTCGGGGGCCATCTTTGCTGCAATTTCAGGTGTGAACTTACCTGCTGCGAGCGCATCGTAGACACCCCGTCTTTTTAATAGTTCGATTGCGCCCTTGTCTTGACTCTCTGGGCTGAAGTCTTTTAGACCTAGCTTTTTGCTGGTAGCGGCCCAGGTGTCGGGCATGAACTGATAGGCACCGGCAGCAGCGCTGGCGTAGCCTCCGGAACGGATGACCTTATCTGGGTGGCGGGCGTAATTGGAGAAGGTGCCACCACCAAACATGGTCTGGTAGCCCTTGTCAGATCCACCAAGCCAAGTGCCTTCGGCGTGTCGAATAGTGTCGAGTATGGCTCGGAGCTGTGGAGTGATACCGCTGCTAGAAGGACGAGAAGCTGTAGGGGCCGAGGACTGAGTCGGTCTTGTTGAAGACGCTGCAACGGTTTGAGCAGGCACTGAACTCGCAGGTAACACACCATTCTGAGGTAGAGCTCTATCTGTGCGCCCATGGATAAGAGAGAACAGCTTTTGTCCATTCTTCACTAAACGCACGCCTGCACCTGCGGGCCCACCACTAAAGTATTGCTTCTCTGCTCCAGGTATCACAGGAGCTAACATTGGAGTGTCTTCAACAGACCTGTGATACCTGTCTGTACCTTTTAGCGGTGTGTAGAAATCAATAGCGTCTCTACCTGTGCCTCCGTTACGGGCTCGGTGGGCCGCTCGGGCTGAGGTAACCCATTGTGTTTGTTCAGCCTCTGAGCCATTTACTGGGAATATTTTTCCTGCAACTCCATTATTAGACAACTCCATATGTCGGCCTATCTTGTCGTAGGCTTGCGCCATCTGGCGTACAAGAGCTACCTGCTCTTTGAGTGACACCATTGTGCCGAATGCCATATCTTGGTGATAATCAGAGCTACCACCAATAGTATGAGCAGGTCCTGTACGTAAACCTGTATCAAAAGCAGCTTGAGTACCGGATACAGCGGTTATACCTGCAGTATCGCTACTACTACCTGCGGACATGGCGCTGCTGCTGGCTATTTGCGCATTTGCTTTGGAGATAGCCATTGAATACTCATCTGCTTTTCGACGTATCTCTGCAATTCGCTTCTCCTGCTCTAGCCTGTAGTCAGCTAGTGTCTTTTCCATCTTTATCATTTCCTGTGCTATCTCTTGCTTCTGCGCTTCTATGTCTAACTCTCCCTTTTCGCGCTCGGCGATGTAGGTGTTAAGCGCTTCCATAGCGGCGCGAGAAGCGCCCTGCTCGCCTTCGATCATCTTCGCGTTTGCCTGCTCCATCTGAGCGATGCGAAGTTCCCCAGCAGCGCGGAAGATGTCGATTTCCTTCTGGGCTAGGGACTGACGACGCTCGAAGACTGCGTCCTCCTGGGACTTGCGGAAGTTGGCGAGCTCTTCCTCGAAGGCACGGCGACGCTCAGCCATGTCTTCTTCTAGTTGTTTCTGTTTTTCCATATTGGCAGTAGCTGCTTCAGCTTGAAGTCGAATATCATTAGATTCGCCGAATCCACCTTTATCCGCAGGTTTAAACTTTTCAGCACGGGCTGTAGCTTCAGCCTGTTGCTTCTTTAGCTCCTGCATGTACCAGCCATCTTTGCTATGACGCCCAAATGGGTCAGTAATATTTCGAGTATCAAAACCAAAAATCTTGTTATCCCGAGCTTTACTACCTGTTTTTGAGTTGGCACTAGAAATAATTCCAGCCATCCCTCCACCTAATGCACCACCTGTAAGAATGGAAAGCAATGGGCCAAATTGACGTACTAATTTACTTAGTTCTCCTGCAAACCATTTCACACTATTGCCTAATTGTTCAAAGATATTAGGGCCCTCTTGCGCACGGAGCTTTTCATTAATCTCATTTAAGTTATTAATAGCCGCGTCGTATTCATTGCTTACAAGAGATTCAAGATAAGCCTTCTGTGCTTTCTCGGCCTCGGAAGCGCCTTCGCTAAGGTCTTTGTACTTGGTATTTAATTCCTGTAGCGCTGCATCAGCCTTACGCGAGCGTGCGATTTCTTCCTGTTGCCGCTGAAAACGTCCAAATAGATCAATGGCTACAGTTAAAGCAACCTGTATTAATAACAAGATCCCATTCGTTTTCATGAATGACGCAACTGCAGCACCCATTGATTTAACTGCTGTTGATACCGCAACACCAATGCCTGCTGCTGCTTGAGAAAAAGACCGCATGCCAATTGCGCTACGCGCTAAGTTTTGACCTAAACCAGCGACAGCAGCGCCCATATTACGAATGGGACCAATTGAACTTTGAATGGCAGTTGCAATACCAAGGCGGTTGATGATTTCCATCTCCATACGGAGCTGGACAAAAGCTTGAACAGGCGGCAACTGTAAAAGTTGACCAAATACCTTGATAATTCCTGCAATACCAGTTACCGCAACTGTAGCTACTTCACTTAGGTTTGATATTAGTGATACAATATTTTTAAGTGTTTCAATCCCGATGGATCCGAGCCCTTTGCCAACCTCGGCAAATGCTGATCCTAATACAACAGCACTTTTGACTAATTCCTCTAGTATGTTGCGCACAGGTGCTATAAAATCATTTGCATGTGATTGAAGTGATGCAAATGCATTTTGTATTGTAGTGACTAATTGTTTGGCACCTTCGGCCGCACTTGCTCCCATCCCTTTGAATAAGTCGGACCCACCAATAAGTGCAGATAGATTATTACTAAATAGTTTACCTAAGCTCGCCCCGGCTTCTTTGCCTATCGCAAAAAGTGAATCTCGAATGCTGTTCAAATAGTTAAATACGGCTCGCAACCCATTCAGTAGTGGGTCGAGTAGACCTTTACCAAATTCTTGTCCGAAGAGTTCTTGCAGATCTTTAAGATTGCTTAGCACGCCAGAGAAGCTCTGCGCAGAAATCTTTTGGCCCGCGACAGCACCTTGTAGTTTCTTTTGGATGAAATCTACAACACCACCGGCTTGTGTTTTGGCTTTTTCTATATCTTTTGGAGTGATTTGAAGAGCCTTTGCAAGGTAAGAATCCTGTGTTATATCCCCCCGCATGATGGAGCCGATCTCCTGGCGAGCCTGATGTAGTGGAAGACCAAAAGTGCCTAAAGCAGCGGAGAAGCTAATTGCTAAATCTTCCGCGTCTTTTAAGCCCCCACCAATCATCCCGATTTGAGAGGAAACAATTCCAAAGACTTCAACTACATCATTAGACGTGACTCCCGCAAGTTCAATGGAGCGCTTACGGATGCTATCGACGCGCTCTTCAACTTGTCCTGTAAGAGCTACAATCTTTTGATAAGGATCTGTAATTTCTTCGCCATTGCGAAAAACTTTGTTGGTAGAAGCCAAAGTGGTCTGAGTTTTAAGTATTGTTTCTCTGAACTTTATTTCCCTGCCTATTGTTTCATCAAAAAAACCTTTGAAAGCAGCGCTCGTGAGACGTACAGCCTCTTGAATACCGTACAGAGCGAAACCAACTTTTGCAAAGTTTTCCACAAGACGCATTGCGCCTCCTCTGCCCGCGTTACCTACTCCGCTTAAGGCAGCTTCAGTTTTTTTGATCTCACCAGTAAGTTGCTTAAACTCTTCAGATTTTGTACTAACTCTCTCAAGTTGTTGCTGTAAGTCTCCGAGTTTAGCTTTTAACGCAACGATGCTAGAGGGGTCTGCGTCAATAAGCAGCTTCTTTTGCTCAAGACCCCTAAGCCTATTTTGAGTATCTTGAATTTGTGCGCCTAACTGTTTGAACGAAGTGCTATTAATGTCAACGGTGACTTGCTGCTCTTTTAAACGCCGTAGCTCAGTTTGTAAACCTCTAGTTAAAGAAGCTAGACTATTAGAGTCTACAATAGGCTTTATCTTTGGCTTGTTTATATCTTCTATCTGTTTAGACAGTTTTCTTAATTCATCTATAGCGGCTTTGGTATCCGCTGTGACTGTGATTTGATACCCAGACACACCTTAAGCCCTATACGTTATCCGTATTTTACGTGGATCGGCTGATTGGGGTAATCAAAGAAGTAAACACATGCATGGGAATCTGTCGTTTGCTCAACAATTCTTTCAACTGGGCTGCAGTTTCGTCACTGGGGCCTGTACTAGATGCGCCCTCAGGTTTCCAATCTGGGTACGGTAGGAAGTCCTTAACATCCAGCTTGGGAGCAGCCCGCTTGGAACCAGAAAACCCGTGAGCAATGCTGATCAGTGTCGTGGTCAGGCGAGCTACTGGCAGCGCTTCCAGGTTGGCGCGTCCGAACTCCTGGTTGTCCAGTTCGCGGAGCACCCACCGGATGACGCGAACTGGGGTCCTTAGGAACTGGTCAGCAGGAAAATCGGGCCCAAGAGGGGAGCAGCGGATGCGGAAGTAGATCGAGTCCCAATCGGTCTTGGGAAGTCGAAGATGCTTTTCGCAGCGGTCGATGATGTCGTCAATGCTCAGCTCACGAGAGCTGGTTCCAGCTCCTCTTCGGGCTTTCCCTCCGGTTCGGCTACCGGCCAGCCGTCGCGTTCCCACAGGATGAATTGGTAAATATTTGTGCGGATCTCGGAAGGCAGATCCTCAGTATCCTCTTGTGTCCAGTCTTGGGTTTGAATCCAGTCCTTAGCTTTGGGCATCTTGACTTGCCCTCTGTACTGCATCAGCACGGTGACGTAGCTGATTTGTGTCTGTGTAATGGACACGCCCGCATTCTGAACTTCGCTAAATTCATCGACGTAGTCAAATAGTAGATTCGAGTTCTCATCGTCTGACATCTTAGAAAGCATGTCTTGCGCTTCCGTAGGTGTAACCTTCTTATCTCTAGAGATACGACGCACGAGCTTCATCTGTGCAAGTGTGGCCTTACTCTGCTGCCTATCGATTTTTTCAAAACCGATGATCTCACCCGGGCGCAGCTCTTTATGAATAGGAAAACGGAATGGCCCGATCTCGTGGAACTCAGTAGGGGTTGGGAACAGAAGGCTGCCGTACTTACTCATGGCTTATGGGGAGCTCAACATCCCAGGCCCGAAATGGGATGGACTGGTTGAGCAGTTCAGAAGGAATATCTACCGACAATGTAGCGCGTTCATCCGCTAAGCGTATAGACTGGTGGCGGATGAGGGGTTCGAGGTAGAGGGCACCGCAGTGGAGCGTGGAGCCCTCGACTCGACAATTCATCGCAAAGACTGTGCGTTCTGGGTCGGACAGGAGAGAAGACTGCATTTAGATGAAAAAGGCCCCGAAGACGGGGCCAGTGAGTGTGACACGAGCTACGATCAGGCAAAGCTCAGAGCAGTGGTGTTGCTGTACTTGCCGAACACCGGACGGCCTCGGGACATGAGATCCAAAGAGATCTCGGTGAGACCTTCAGCGGACATCTGCTCCTGGTAGTTACTGACCACGGCGTTAAAGCCGGTGAAGTCATAAATGTAGTTACCAGTCGAGCCAGCAGCACGTCCCATTTCTTTCAGGAACTCGAAGTAAACTTCGTAGTCCTTGTCGTAGCGGGCACGCTGGAAAAGCTGGAAGCCTTCCTCGTAGTCACCTACAAACGTTGGGCAGCCACCGCCCACGGGGGTGGCGGTGTCCCTCAGGAAATAGGTCGTGACACTAGCTTGAACAGAGCTACCAGTGATTACGCTGTCGCCCCAGCCGTCATCACCAAGCAAACGGAAATCTTGGTTCTGATCGTTGATCTGGAAAGATGTTTGGGAGACACCCTGCATAGTGATGTAAGCATCACCAGTATCCAATGTGGGCAGGGTAATTAGGCCTGTAGTAGTGTTCCTTGTCGCATAATAGCGACAGGGGGCTTTTAGACCCACAGCACGAACGAGCGTCCGATGGGCCTTGTGAAAAGCTAAGCCGATCGCATAATCAGCCATGATGGATGTTCTCCTAGGGGATGGGGGGATGGATGGATGGCTCAGTAATACGAGCCGTAACAGCCTCAAATGTCGCCTCGGTGCGAGGCATTGGAACAATTGAGGCCCGAGGGAAAGCCCGCACTAAGCGACGGACGATGTCCCTCATGGAAAGAGGCATTTGCGTACCCTCTCTTTTGCCATAGTTTGTGAAACGCACAGACCATGACTCGAAAGTCAGGATGCCGCTCATGGAACCGGGGGATACGGCCTCGGGGACTTCCTCTACGATGCATTCGATGCCGGTGATATTCCAGCTTGATGGCACCATGGAAGAACCGATGACATAGACCGCAGGGATTCGAGTTTTGTTGGGCAGGGTGTAAACACCTGGCCAATACAGCTCAGACTTGAGGGTGGAGCCATCATCCTCGTAGATGTCGAGGATGTGGCGCTCAAGAGTGCGGCGTAGGTCCAGGGGGCTGGGGCAAGCGGTGGAGATCGTCATGACGAGCGCTCCAGGGCAGCACGGAAAAATTCACCGAACTTTGTCGGAACTTCCTTGAGTGGCTCCCGTGTCCAGGGCCTAGCTGGGTAGCGTTTACCATCGATGGCGATATACCCCTCATGGACGTGAGAGGCGTACTCAACAGGCCAATTGAAGGTCACTGAATCGTCAGCATTCATCTCCCGAGTCACGCTGCTACGCAGACGGCCTGTGTCCACGATGTCTCTTGTAATTGGCGGGTTAGGCCAACCCCACTTCACTGCTGAAATTTCCGCAGTGAAACTAGCTTCGAGATATACCGCTAACTGCCGCATTGCTTTGGCCTTAGCAGCTTGAATAGCGCGCTTAATATCGCGTTGAGGACTTGGCATTACGCTGGGCCCCCAACGACACGGAAGGTTCCTTCAATCGATTGACGAAGGGTTTCGCGGTGGTAGGCGTCCATCGCAAGGTCGAATACAAGCTCGAAGCGGCCTTGGTAGCCGTTGATTGTGGCAAAGGCTTGGGAGCCGTTTGTAATGCGTGGATCAAGCTTGGTAGGGTGCAACAAGCGCCCCGAGCACGAATAAACCGTGCTGTCTATGCCGCTCTGTGGGGACAAGGAGGGACCCTGGAGCTTGAGAGCAGCGAGGTATTCGACAGTTACGAGATCTTGACTGAAGTTTCCTGTAGTAGGATCTTCTGTGCCTAGCCTATTTGCAGGCACTTCAAACGCTAATTCAGCGTTACCCCAAGGGGCGTAATCAGCAATAATCGCGGCAGCGATAGGCATGATTAAAGACTGAAACCACAAATAGCGAGTGAGTCAAGAAGTCGTTTGTACTCTTGGCCGTAAAGAGTTGATTCGATCAGATTGCCTGTGGGGGAACCGGAGCGGGCCTCGATCTGTAGACCGATCTGGGCGATGCGGGTAGCCAGGAGATGGGCGGCCAGGTAGCTGACGCCGTCTGTGTGGAGTGCGCCCCACACGACAGAAGAAGCAGCACGCCCTGCTTCTGCAATAGCTCCTGCCACGATGTCTTCTGATTGTTCTCCGAACTCGGGGAATCGGGTTAAAAAAGAATCAGTCGAAGGCATCGCCATTAGCCATTACCCGCAGTAATGGCTTTGATGCGATGTGTAATCGCGTTTTTGACCTTAATTCGCTGATCCTTTGCTCCCCATTTAGAAAGCTGCTCAAGATCAAAGCTGTCATCAATCAACCGCAAGGCGGTTTCAAGAGGAAAAGTTACGATGGAATCGTGTACTTCACCCTTGACAGTTTCTTCTACAGCAGAGGACTCTTCTGCTTCGATGCGAAGAGCACCGAGTTGAAGAGCATTTTTAACCTCTGCGTAGTTTTTGATCTTCTCCCAAATTGCCTCGTCAACCTCTCGATTGACTCCCGCTGAGAGGCGGAAGTAATCAGGAAGGCCTTTCTCCTGCAGGAAAGAGAAGCCCCAATAGGCTTCTTTGTCCATTTGGGGATTGAGTAGGTCGGGTCGGTAAACAAGGATCATGACGGATGGGTTGTGCTGACAACCTATTCAGGGTAGGTCAGGAAAGGCTACGCTTTCTCCATGACAAGGCCGCTCTTGGGGTAGTACCAAGCGAGGCCACCGCAACGTGCGTGTGCGGCTACGGAGAACTCCAGACCACGGCGCTCAGGAGGAAAGAACTCCAGAGGTTGAGTGATGTGGAACTGGAGCTTGTCCGGGCTCCGGTCGTAGATGATGATGCGGTCCTTGGACAGGCGACCACCAGATTTGGCCGCTTCGAGCTCATTGATGGGCTCGATGGCGCGGATGATCGGATTGGTGCGGAGGAAGAACTCCAACACCGTGGTGTCACTGGTTGGCGATCTCGGGGTGGTGGAGATGATGCGGTACACGTCGTAGGGCACCAACATGGTGTTGGGGCTTTCCTTCATGTTGCTGTTCTGAACAAGGCGAGTGGGGCCTTCATTCAAAAGTTGCAGCATCTCGTCCGTGGATGCAGTGTCGAACCACTTGTTGGGAACAAGCTTGTCGATCTGATCATTGTTCAGGAAGCCCTTCATGCCACTTGCGGTTTCCCCGAAGTAGGCAAGAGATTGCATGGTTTCCTCGTAGGCCCGCCTGACGGCGTTGGCACGGCGCTGCTCTAGGTTCAGGCCGGGAACCATGGCCGCAGCTCGGGTCTCCTGCACGGTGTAAGCGAAGGAGGCGCCGAAGGACCGCACCGGATGCGTGACCTCCTTGCGGAGCACATCGGAGCGAGGAAGATCTTGCGCCTTGTCGGCGATCATCTTCATGCTGCCGATCTTGTCGAACACCCGATAGGTGTAAGAATCAGCACCGGGACCTACTTCAGTTGAAACAGGTACAACAGTGGCATACTTAATGTCAGCGTACTGTTGCTCGTAAGTGCGAGTAAGGATTTGCTCCAGCTCACGAGCAAGGAAGATACCGACATCAGCATCATTACGGATGTCTCGGGTCATGGCACGTCAGCGGTAAAAGTGGAAGCGGGGATGTCTAGTTCGAGGAGAACCAGACCGGCTGCCGTGGTCTCAGAGAGCCAACGGGCACCAGTGATGCGCGTGGTTTTATTGGCCACAGCCGTTTTGGCAAAACGACCAAGATAGGCGCCTGCAACAGCGCTGCCACCAGTGGTGTTGGCAGCATTCCAGAAACGCACGTCATCTCCGAGAGCGACGGCCTCAGTGACATAAACCCACACGACGCCTTTGGAGAGGACATTCACAGTCTCCTTATCGGGATAGCCAAGGCGGCCATCGGAATACAGAGGAGTTGGGTTGGGGATGTACGCCTGAGAGGCGGAAACACCCTCCATGGTCATGGAGCTGACAGCCAAGCCAACGATGAGGGTAGCTGCCGAAGCAATTTCGACTGCCAATGCAACATTGGTGGTCGGAGTGTTGTCGATCCTCAGCAGTGCTCCGAAGGGCAGTGCCGCGCCGGACTGGTTAATGTAGCTACGAGAGACATAGGCTTGCTGATCAGCAATCATGCCCTCATGAGCTGCATCCTGAGTCAGGGGATAATTCCCCTGAACTCCGATGGGGTTGGCTACAGTTGTAGTGGTGAAAGTGACAGCCATTTACTTCTTAGTGGCAGTGAGCGGTTTTTTCCATGCGTCCCGTTGGTCGGCATGGTATTGCGCAATTGGATTGCGAGAGGAGTTACCAACACCTCTAAGAGCCTGCTGAAGAACAACAGAGCTATCGGCGCGGTCCTCTTCAGGGGATTCGTCCTCTTCGGTGTCCTCGGGGTCTTCCGAGTCGCGGTGGGCGATAATGCCGTCCACAGTGCCTCGGATGTAGCTGGGGTGCGCGTCCTCGGGGGGTTTGTTACCGGTGAGGTTGGTAAAGGCCTGGCTGTAGAGCTCTTCGTCGTCGATTCCATCGAAATGGAAATTGTCAGCGAAGGCTGGAGCAAGGTGCTTGAGGGTGGTCAGGCGTTTCTCAACCAGTTGGTCGATCTGCGCGGTGTCGAGACGGGCTCCGGTGGCGGATTCCAGCTCATCAACTCGCTCCTTAAGAGCATTAGCACGCCCGTCGGCGGCGGCTTTTTCTTGGGACAGGGCTTCGAGATCGGATTGGGCCGAATCGAGTGCAGTGCGCAACTCGTTTTCGGAGGCTTTTGTGGCATCAACGCGGCGTTCCAGATCCCGTACATAGGACTGGACAGCGGTTGCTGCATCACTGGGCAGTTCGATCTCCAGGCCGTCAAGTTTGACAGTGGCCATACGAGGAGATGGTTTTGTAGGGAACTGAGATGAGAGATCGAGGGGGGTGTCGAGATCGATGGCGACTGCATCAGCAGCATCCATGCGGTCCAGGAGCAGACGGACTTCAGGGCCTGCTCGTCCTTGGGGGACAACAGCGATGTGGTTGGCACGAATGTTTCGCTGGATGCCGTCGTAGGCCTCACCATTGGGAGTGACACCAGGGGTGGGGTCGTAATCGACTTTGTATCCAGCAGATAGTTCGGTAGCATCCCCTCTTTTGATCTTCTCAATAGAGTCTGCGTCTGTAATTGTGAGGCAGACTTCTACGAAGCCATCGCTGTAATGGACTTTACTACCGGAGTAGCCAGTTTGATACAGCTTTGTATTTGTAGAATCAAGAAGAGCAGGGGGATGGCCATACGTTACGGGCGTCATTCCGAACGTACTGAGTGATTCAGGGTTACCAACCTCTTCAGGAGAGCGGTACTCTCGAACCTGGCTGCCGTCTGCGCGTCGGTACAACTGAGTGCCGACACGAGCTGCACGACCCCACACCCGGAGGTAGCCCTCTGGGGTGGTCTCGCTCTTTGTTATCGGAGCGAAGTCGTAGCGAGAAACGGATGTTTCCATGGAGTCAGATTACTCGTTTTGGGTGTAATGAGTAGGCTTAATCGAAAAGCGGATAGGGGTAATGGCTATCTACAGGCAGTTGACGATTTGCAGGCGGATTAAGGCACTCAGGATGTGTGCGGAGATGACACAAAATGAGGTTTCAGAACATCTTGGTATCAGTCAAGCAGCATACAGTCGGCTGGAAACAGGAGAAGTGGAGCTATCCGTGCTGAAACTGCTCGAATTGTGTGACTTATATGGCGTTAAGGCTTGCGATGTCGTCACTGACGTGTAAAAGGTGCTAAGCTACAGAGATACCGGAAGCGCGTGGCCTGTTGCCCGCCCCCGGTGAGCTCTTACAGCTTTTCACCATGACTACCATTTCTTGCGCCCTCTTCTGGGCTTTCATGCTGCTTTTGTTCCCCCTGTTGTTCCTGGCGTGGCTCAGTGAAACCCCAACAGCTAGGGTTTATCGCCTTCGTATTGCAGGCTGGAGTCAGCAGCGAATCGCAGACCATCTAGGTCTGAGCCGCTACAAGGTGCGGAAACTACTTGCTAAAACGTGATGCAAAGCCTTTAGCCCAAATGCTATCTGCCGTGGACTTCTTCTTCTTCTGCTTGGGCTTGTAGCTCAAAGGATTAGCTTGCATCGTGCTCGCCATCAGTTGTGGTTTGCTTTCATCGCACATCATCGGCTTGTAAATCCCGCCGTCCTTACACTCTTCCTCCTGCGGGGGTGGCATCAAGTTCTTTTTGGTTAATGCCATAGCAACAACAATGGGGATATAGCCATAAGGTAGCGTGCTCGGGGGATTTGGTTAGCTGCTCCTCATCCCGATAGGCTTGGATCCATCACGCCGACATCAGGCAGATCACCCTCCGGTGACCCACCCCGCCCGCGCTGACCAATTGACGAAACTACTTTACCCTCACCAGCTCCAGCTGCTAGGGTGCCGGCACCTGCTCCGCCAGGGCGAGGCGACGCAAGTTCTCCAGTGCCTCGAAGTCGGACGCAGCAGGCGCGGCGGCCTTCACCGGATCGAAGCCGGTGTAGCGAGCGGAGAGGGGCAGCACTTCAAGTACGGCCTCCAGGGCCGTGAGGAAGACGGGGCTGTTGGCCAGGCCGTTGTCATCGAGCAGCTGCTTTGCGGCATTGAGATCAATGATGCGAGCGCGGTGGGCGCAGTGATGGATGGCATCGATCCAGGATTTGGTGCCATCGGGGGCGCCGAGCTTGCCCTTGGTGGCGCGGGTGGAGCTGTCCCAGAGGATCAGATCGCTGTGCGGTCGGAACTACGAACACATGTCCGCACTCTTCACAAATTGGCACACCCCCGGCCATTGCCGCGAAGCACACCGGGCATTCCCTCACCGGCACCGCTGGAATCAGAAGCTGCGCCGCTCCCTGACTCTGCGCACCCGCTCGGCCTTGAACGCCCGACCGGCAGGGTCCAGCCGTTCCCAGCACCTGGAGCAGAGCACACCACGGGCGCCGGTGTGCAAGATGCCGCAGGCGGTACACGTGGGCCGCTGCACTGGCGGCAGGCGGCCGGCCTTGCGATCCCGGTAGCGCTTGGCGCGGGCAGCGGCGGTGGGGTCAGACATACTGTCGGCCTCGGGGATCAGCCCCACATCGCGTCGATGGTGACCGCCAGGTTTTCGTCACGGCGGCAGGCTTCATCAACTGCAGCATCAAAGCAATCGTTGAAGATCTCTTCGGTGATCATGCGGCGAATCAGAACAAGCAGCTCTTCGGTGGCAAGGGTGGGGAGCTTGGCGGAAAAGGCAGTCATGGCTGGTGTTAAGTGGTGGAGGGCCTCCCCTCCGATGTCCTAATAGTAGCGCATCCGTGACGGTTTGGTCATCCATCACCCGGACGGTTCACAATCCGTCATGTATTAAACGCTAGTCACAGGAGTGGGCGTAATCGACTCAAACACCGCTTTGGTTAAATCGTCGCTCAATGGAACACCAGTGTGCTTTGCAACTTCCTTCCGATGACGCGAAGCCATGCCAGCATAGGTAGGATCAATCCTTGCTATATCAGGATCGTAAGGTGCTAAAGCACACCGACACCTTGGGTGTAACGGTAACTTTAACTCCACACGACGATAAATTCGACCTGCCCTGTCTCTACATACTGGACATGTTCGGTCATCACTCGTCGCGTAATACATCACTAGATCAATCCCTATAGCCGCATAATATGCACTACTTGCTTCTGAATACGCCCGTAAACTCTCAGTTCTTACAATTGTCTCCGCTCTCCCTCTTGTAATCACCAAGCGATCACGCATGTCGCGCACCATCGCATCAGTCGGACGACCCTCCGCAATCCCCTGCGCAACAATTTCCGCAGCCGTTCGAGCAAACTCATCACCATGACGCCTTAAATACCCTTTCGCCTGCGCTGCAGCAGCCATCGTTGCTTCCACCGGTAGTGTTACATCTACTCGTGGGTGAGTCGGTAAAAGCTCACCCGTGAGCGCATCAGCTGCAACAATCCCTAGCTTTGATGCCTCCTCAACTAAATTCCGAAATAGCTGGTCATACTTATCCTGCATGTCTGGCCGCACAGCTGGAATCAGCTCCCGGAACACTTGCAGTAACAACACATTCCGTTGACTTGGATCTTGCATCCCGCGCCGCATGTACTCCCGCGAGCGGCGCAGCAGACGATTGAATGAACTCTCCAAAACCTTATTTAATAATAAGATTGTGTCATCCTCAGCAGCGCGTAGCAGCCTGTTGTAGCGCTCAAGTATATCCACAACTTAAGTTAGTACACCTCCCATCCTGCACGGAGCGATTCGATTTCGCTCTCGGGGATAGCGGAGAGCCCTACCACATTCTGCCGGTACAAGCGGGTAATTCCAAGCTTGGCAGCCCGGAGAGACGCAAAACCGGTGACGTAGGGGCCGTCGATCAGCTCACCGTCGCGGTCGAAGCGGGCTCGATACAGCTTGTAGGCCCGAGCACGGTGGGGGCCGAATACCACCATTGGGGCCGTTTGGCTGGAGTCGGTGCGCTGGCCATCAGGCCCCACCAGATAGCCCGCGCAGAGGTCGTCCACCCTATGGGTAACCCGAATCCGCAGGCCGTGAGCTTGGTAGTGGTCGAAAGCATCGGTCTTGGCGCCGTCCTCGGGAAGTGGGGGCTGCTCTTTCTCTTCACCCAGAGGCTGCTGGGCGGCAATCTGCTGGTTCTGATACCCCATCATCTGACTCTCGAACGAGGCGTCTGCAATAGCGATCATCTGCTCTGTGACAGCAGGATTGAGCGTGGTTTCGGTGTTGAAGTCTGTACCACCAAAGCGGGCTTCACGCACCTCAATAGCATTCAACACGCCGAGGTTGACGTAGGCGGTATCAATCTGGGCTTGGGCAGCGCGGATATCAGCCTTCTCTTTGTTTGTTTCGGTAAAAGCTGAAGGGAACGAAACGGACCAATTACGCGGGGGGCGTCCTCGAGTGGGGCCCTCTTGGCTGACCAGGATGTAGGTGAAAATCTGCTCAACAGGAGGTAGGCAATAGATCTCCTGCCAGTTTTCCACCAGGGAGGCCCAGAGGCGCTCCTCAAAACGGCCCTCTTTGCCCAGGCCCCCTGGGGACTCACCCATGAGGATGGCAGAAGGCCAACCAGTGGCGGCCTGGAGGTCTTTGATGAAGGGGTCTGTCGCGGAAGAGATATTGTTGAGAGCACGGTTGAGATATGTAACTGTCTCTTCTTTGTCAATGACCATACCTTTGTACATGCTGCGAGATAAGATATTGGCTTCTAGGCGCTTGCGGATGTCTGATTCATTGCCAGCGGCAATACGGTTAAACAGACCTGGGATACTATGTACAAATAGATCAGCGTCGGTAAGCATTGTTTCCAAGCCCATCATGCCACTTTCGTAGCGCTTAAAGGCATCCCAGATCAGTTGTAAGACGGATTGGCCCCAGCCGGTGTTGCGGACTCGGAGATTCCACGGGAGATACAGCCCGTCAAAGCGGGCCACTCGCGTTGCGTGTATGCGCATATCAACATAAGGGCTAGTCTGCTCGGGCGACATCCGCTGGGACGTGGAGATCCGGTAGTACTCGGGCTTGCTGTAATCAACAATCGTAAAGTCCTCGGGGATCACCTCGTGGCGAGACAGGGGGACGAAGCCTCGGACAGCTCGAATGCGGGTGGAGTCCACAGGTTCTTCGGGTGGTAGGCCGTCGTCAACCAGCAGGACTAGGACAGCACCGCCGTAGAGCCGTTGGAGCTTTACTACTTCGGAATATGCGCGACGAAATTGGATGTTCTTTATGTATTCTTCAAAGTCAGCAATGAGATCGTTGGCATTGGGGATATCGTCTCCGCCTAGTTTTATAGTAGCGGGATGACGCAGAACTGCGTCTGCAATATTATCTACATAGCGGCGGGGAATACCATTTAGATACAGTATTTCTAATTCTGTCTGTGAGAGCAGCGTTGTGTTTGCAACTCGTGTAGCTACGGTGCGGTCTGTAGAGGCAGTCCCCATGCCGGTAAGCACGTTCACCAGCGCACCATCTGTACGACTTACAGCTTCGTCATTCCGGAATGTGTCGGACGAGTTATCCACTCAATGTTGGTGCCCTATGTGCTACATCCTATCGCTAAAGTGTAATTTCGCGAAATTGCAATAGGCGTAGACAAACTTAGACTGGGCGCCTAAATATTCGCAAAAAACGCTGCTGTATTTGGAGTTTCGGGTATCAAACTACACGCAAAGGCTAAAGCCATGACAGTATCATCGTGGAAACCAGATGCGGCGGCACGCGCTCCGTGATCTTTCTGCTGGAAAGCGCGGAGCTCATCGACAATTACGCCCTCGGGGAAGATCAAGTCGCCGTGTTCGAGCAGGAACAGGATACGGTCGGTAGCTGTGATCTTGCTGGGTTGAGAAGTGGAAAACAGCTCGATCGCGTACTCGGGGACGATGCCCTGCAACGCTTCGGCGATCACTGCACCCATGGCCTGCTTTTCCACAATGATGCGATGAGGTATGTAGTCTTCTATCAGCTCTTTGATCTTGCGTAGACTGTACTCAGTGCTGCGGCCATTTTCACGGTATAGGCTCACAACTTCGAACGGCTTGCTGGTGATGTCAAGTACCAAGCCTACGAAGTAATCATCGCCGCCGGCGTTGGGATCTATTGCCAGTACATATGTACGGTTGACGGAGCCGCATTCGCGCCAGGAGCCCCGGGCGCCACGATTGATCAGGTCGTAGGGGTAGACCTGGCTGTTGGTGGCGCCGAACGCTAGTTCGTACTCGGTGGCCCAGGCGGATTGGGTGATGCGGCGGGACTCTCGGGTTTTCTGCGCCCAGTTGGAGTCCTGGTTGTAAACCGGGTGCTGGGAGTAGTGAATCGCAATGCGGAGCCACTTGTCAGGGAGTTGCGCCAGGCGGTGATTTAGCTCAGCGAGGGCGGCAGGACCATTGGTGGGACTGTCGGCGGCCTTCTGAACGTGGGTGTACCAATCAGGGAAAAGACCGCTGTGCCACAAAGAGCCGTACCAGTCCGATGCCGTGTCCGGTGTGCTGGTGACAATCACACGGCCTTTCTCTCCCAACATGGACAACGTGGGGCTGGCGGCGCGGTAGATCTCTTCGGCGCCATCCACAAAGGCGGCCTCGTCAATCCATAGGTCTGAGCAAGAGGGGATACCGCGAGCAGCACGGGGGCTGCCAGGTAGAAAATAGATAGTGCCGAAGCCCACGATGCTGATTAGCGTCGCGCTGTCTGTGGCATACCGGAACGAGTGACCTGGAATACTATTAAGCATCCGCTTAGCGCGGCGTGCTAACTGCGACGAATCGCCCTGAGTTTTGGAAAATACGACAGCAACATAGCCAGGTTCAGTGGCGGCACGACAGCTCAGAGCGTTGACAACAGTTTCACTGACGCCAACTTGGCGTGATTTATTTACAATAATATTTTGATGGGAATAGATCTGCTGTATTAAATCAATCTGAAAGTCGTATGGGTTGAACGGAGCTACGGTGCCACCTGTAGTGATCCAGGTTAGACGAGCAAACTCTGGCCACTGGTCAATGGTAGGCAGAGTGCTGACAGCGGCCTCGGGGGAGGGGGTGGCCTGGGCCTTGCGGCGTTCGATTGC